CCTCCAATTCGTGATTCTACATTTAGGTTGTCTCTAACCCGTCCAAATTGGTCTCTTATTAAATTTACTTGTCTCATTATTAATTTATTGATTTATTGATTTATTGATTTCCAACACTATACACTTTTCTACTCAAGACCTTCTTGCTGACGTTGTTGTTCTCCAGCTATTTGAGCCTCTTGGTCAACTATCGGCTGCATTGTTTTTTGCTGAAGCTTTGCAGACTCTCTAGCATTTCTACCTTGTTCTGCAACTTGTTGTTGTTGAGCCGCAAACTGTCTCTGCTGCTCTGCTTCAGCCTGTTGCTGCAACATCATCTGCTGCCTCTGCTGCTCCTGCTTGAACTTACGCTTCTTAATCTTCATAGACATCTTATTCTTCAACTCTGTATAAGTACGGGCTGTCTCAAGGTCAATGTAGTCATCCCAATCAAAACCAGTTTGTTCTGCGTTCTGAGCCATAGCTTGAGCAACGGTAAGAAGTCTTTCTCTAGCTTGCCCATCAATAACATCCTCAATATCAACCTTAACCATCATATCCTCCAACTGAAACTCTGTGGTGTTCTTGAAGAATTTTATAGCGTCTTCGGACAACATCACTTCAGCAGCTTCGGCTCCCTCAGTGTCCATAAGCATAATCTTAGCCTTATTAAGAATATACTGAAGTAGGTAAGTATAGTAGGTCATAAACCCATCATAGTACGTTGCCATACCTAATTGATTCTGACTAATAGACTGTTGTTGAGATCCGTAGCCTACATAGCTTGTCAACTGCCCCATAGAAACCTTTGATGCGTTGATGATTTCTTTCATCATTCGCTCTTTCTCCTGAATCAACTGTGTGTAACGCATTACGTTCTGGTCAAGCGGCATATCGATAGTCTCAACCATTCTCTGTCCGTCAAGTACGTTAGGGTCTTCTCCGTCAGAACCATCTGTAACGTGCATACCGTACTTCTTCAAGTTGGCTACAAGTTCACGTACAGTATCTCCTTCGCCAAGCTTATGCCCGTTAATAAGGTAACCCTTACCAAGGTCTTTACTAATATTCTGACGTATCTTATACTCGTAGGCATCTATATCGTCCTGTAGCTTCTTCATCCTATCAACAATAGAACGGTTCATACCCATCATCATATTAGGAATGAATGCACGTATAGGCAACATAGGTCTGCTAGGTTCTAAAGAGTCATAAACAACATTGTAGTCTATACCGTAGTCTGTAATAATAGCATTTCCAATAATAGTTGCTCTATCAATTCTCAAGTAAGAACTCCTCTCAGAATCATTTCCATGAATAGGAGTCACCTCCTTTCCGTACTTACCTTTCTTTATTTTTACTTTCTCTGGAACTTCAGTAATCCAAAATCCAGTTATAACAGCAATCTGTCGGTAGTTACTTCCATCAGGACCTCCCCACCAATTAAAACCTACATCAGAACCACTAGAACTATTGTAGTGGTTTAGTAACTCAAAGCCCATACCAGGCTCTGTAATAGACATATCTTTAACTAAAGCTCTCTCCTCATCATCAAGGTCGTAACGATAGTATATCTCTTCAGGAGACATAAAGTTTACCCAACCAACAAACTGAGCTTTTTCATTGTAGTCAGAGTCATGTGACTTATCTAGGATTAGATTGTATGGTGGAATAACCTCAGTATAAGGTCTCCCATTAACTTCATCTACATATATACCGCAGTAACGTCCTATGGCAGCGTCTGTGAACGCCTTCATCATGGTATCCTTTAATCTATTCCTGTTTACTATGTCGTTAATCAAGTCAAGACCATACTCTTCCATATCATCAATAGGAGACTTCATAATTTTCTCAATAGCCTCGTCCATATCAACATCGTTTCCAATGCCTTCAGGGAAGAACCCTAATCCAAAATCTCTTTGAGCCGAATTAAAAAATTCAGCAAGGTCTCTCTTAATCTTAATCATCTGAACCTTCTCCATCTTCATGGATATTTTAGAAGGCTCAAGACTCTCTATGGATATCTTGGAAGAGTTAATAATCTTCCGAATACCACCACGCATATACTCAAGCATCTCATAAACCTGCTCTCCCTTAACGTATGGTGCTGGGAGTTCTCCTCCCTTCTCATCCTCAGTTAAATACGCAAAGTTGAAGTTCTCTTGCGTACCCATAAAGTATCGGTAGTTGTTTATGATTTGGTCAACTGGGGTCATCTCTGACCAACGCTTAACACCCTCTCTACCCTCTCTGTCTGTCTCGTCAGAATTAGTAGCAATGTTATAATGTGCAGATATAAACCGAACATTCTGTGCGTACCAATTCTCTAAACTTCCGTACTTTTTTTCAATTTCTTTCTTATCAAAATAGGCATCAGGTCTGTCGTAGACTATATCTAAGCTATGGCTATTGTCCAGTATCATCTTTCACAAATTGTATTATTGAGTAGGGTAGTTGTAATACCCGACCATCTATGTCTTTTACTATTATCGCATACGTCCTTACCCCTGTATTCAAATCCCCATCGTAACCCATGCCTAGGTAATACCCAGTACTCTTCTGTCCGTTCTTCCCATTCCATTGCACTACTGATCCTGCCCTTCTTGGTGAGTTCTTGTCTGCCATAGTGTTCCTGTACCTTTCTGATCCCCAGGGAGTTCCCCTCCCTCAAATATCGGGATTTTTTGCCACTTAGTCACCCTTCTTCCTTTTTCGTCAGTTGTTACGTAGCTAACCTCCTTGAATTTTGGTTTAGCAAACCTTTTTTCACTCTTTTTTATTTGGTCTCTATCAAATAATTCACAGGACACCAAAGCATCCAAAAGGTCAGTGTTGTTGATGTGAAAATCAGGCAATTGATTAATAATATCAAGTAGCCATATCTTATCACAATGGTTCCTAAGATACTCAAAGAAGAAGTTGTAGATAGTATCTCTATTCCACCTATCCTTATGGAATCCCTTTACAGCCTTTCTGTCAAATGACTTAGACCCCATTATTATAGGCTGGTTAGCTAAGTAAGCCCAAGTACCAAAAGCCCTATACTGATCCATAAGCACCCTACCCTCATTCCTCTCTACAAGATTCTGACAATCATTGTAGTACCTCTGCAATAACATTGTCTCCTGATAGATGGTAATAGGGTCATTGGTTCTCCGCTGATAGTACGCAACGTATTCTTGTGTAGTTGGACGTTTGACTATCGTTGAATGAACAGACCGTTTACCTGACTGTAATGCCTTCTTGGTGTCTATGTCGGAAGTATCAACCATTGGAATAGGGTCAGTACCTGCTCTGTAAGTTTCACTTGGGATTGGGTGTTCAAGTATCGTGAACATTCCCTTACTGTTTGCAACTGCAACAACTCTATCTCCATTATCTAAAAGGTCATAGGTGTTTACAGGTCTTGGTTCTGCAACTATCCTCTTCTTCTGTGCATTTATCTTTGGTAGAATATCCTCTGGGATGATCCCCACGTTATTCATTTCAAAGATGTCATCTATCTCAACAGGGTAAGACTTTATAAAACCAATGTAATCTCGCTTGTCATCTGACTTGTCAAGATGCTCCCTTCTCTTCTTTATCCATTCAGCAGCACCCTCCTTGTCTGAGTGACCATTAGGACAGAAGTTGTAGAACCTACCAGTCATCTGACCCTTATCGTCATACTCAGGCGCACGACTAATACCCATAGTGCCAGGTATAAAGACTGTACGGACATTCAATAACTCAGCCTCTTTCCACATCATCTCTGCCTCCTTGATACCTGATTCAGACACAATACCTGCCGAACCTCCAAATACTACTGGAGCAATCTTCTCAAAGTCATCCATCAAACAAGACTGAATAGACTGTCTTACTTCAGAAGCATAATCATGCAGGAACAGCTCATCAATAAAAGCGTGAGTAGCACGTTCAGATTCAAAGTTTGCTGCATCTTTTCTGTTATCACTTGTCTGTCTAGCAAGCACGTTAGATAGATTACCAGTAGGCATTCCTGTCTCGTCCTTGATGTCAACAGTAAGATAACCAGTAAGTCTTTGTGACTTCTTCTCTGGTCTAATCCACTCGTCAAGGTTCTCGTAAGCTACCGCAACCTTCTCGTTGAATAGCTTCTCTGTCTTGCTTTTGTTGTTTGAAGTAAGTAATGACGTTGACCCTGGCTCAGTCATGGCCTTCCATATACTAACGCCTGGAGCAAACAACACAGACAAACCTATACCTCTACGCTTGTAGATACAAAGGTCTTGCCCAAGCCTAGTAGCTTCGTAGTACTCATCAATTACCCATTCGTCAACATCTCTCCACCAAGGATGGATTAGCTGACCTCTAGGTGTCTTAATCTTTATTTGGGTTAGGTAGAAGTAGTGTAGACCTTTAAGCCCCTTGTAACCCTCTACCCATCTTTCTTGTTCCTTTAGCCACCACTTAGCTTCTTCAGCTTTGGTCATTTTGGGCTTTCCCTCCCAAACAAATTTTGGCTTTTTAGGCTTTCCTTTGATTATTATCTCTGGCCCCTTCTTATTTGACATTTATTGTTTTCTTCCAAAAGAACTTTCAATCACCTCTTTTATACGAGTCCAAATATCTGTACCCGTAAGCTCACCAATATTCTCCATGTTTGACTTGAACTCAACAATAGCTATATAGCCTGCTGTTAATTGTGAAACTGGCAACCAAGGTATGAACGCTAACTCCATTACTCTACTGATTATAATTGCTAAACCGTAGTATAGCATCTTACCTACGGTTCTACCCATTGGCTTTGACCTAATATCTTCGCCTCTAGCTTTAGCTGCTCTTATGCCTGTTAAAAGGTCAGCACACAATAAAACTCCAATTCCAACAATGCTCCACGCAATCGGAGTAAAAAAGAATACAACGTAAGGTATCCCAACACCCAACAGGGTTTTAATATTAAATGCACTCATCCTCACTTTTCAGGTTCACATAGTCTTACAAAGTTAAGAATTTTTATCTTCAAGGTGTCTCAATGAAATTTTATAATAACTTTGCTGAAAATAGTGGGTGTTTTTAAAGTCTTAGACCCATGTTACCTGATCGGATAGACGGTAAGAACAATCTCAAAGTAAGTAAGAGTTTATCGCCTCAAGCGGCTACGACAAACCCATGCTCTGACCTACAACCGTCAACATGGTCATGCCATACTCCTCGGAGTTGATACTAGTAGCGAAGCAAGCATTGGCAGGTGTCAAGAGGATGGGTAAGCGTAAGTAAGGAATCCGTTAATTCTTTGCTTCAGCAGCTATAATAGTATTATGGCAGTAAGGGTTGTTATGTCTTAAATTAAAGTAATGAAAGAGAAAGTATTTGAAAAAAAAAGTGACAGAACTAGAGAGATAGATACTCTTAAAAGATTCTGTGAAGCAATTGGAGTAACATTCAAGATTCATCAACCAATGTCTCCTGTAGATGCTTCTGTATATAAAGGTGAAAAGAGGGTTTGCTTTGCAGAGGTTAAGACAATGAATAAAGACTTCGCTGAGATTTATGATATAAGAATATCTCTAAGAAAATTAGCCAACGTACAGAAGTACTCCTTAGAGGAGGAAAGTAATTGCTGTATAGTTTACAGGTTTAACAATAACCGAATTGGATATTTTTGGTTATCGGATATTAAGAACTCTAGATGTAGTTGGGGAGGTATGAAGAATCCAAGAAAAGGTTCGCTGTACGATAGAGAGCTTATGGTATATATTCCAGTAGATACTTTGAGAATGATATAAAAAAAGGGGGCTGTCCGAAGACAAACCCCCAAGGAGAAAGGAAGAAACATTTCAAAGATAGTTATTATATTTAGTAAATTCGTATCATGGGAAACAAACGATTTAGACTATCAAAGGAGGAGCAGGAGATTATCAATGAATATAGGGGAGAGAATGTTAGTGTTAATGGGAACACCGCTTTAGATGTTCATCTAGCTGAGAGAGGTATTGATAAAGATGATGTAGTAAGCGTTAAGCATTGGCAGAGTGCATCAGGAGAACTTAGGTTCTCTGTGGTAACTAAGAGTGGGGGGTTAACCTCTAGTGTGGTTGAAGATACCTTTGAGCCAATACTTGAGGAGCTTAGAGAGTACTCTCCCACATTCACCCCGTTTAAAAGAAAACCATTATATGATCCTCACTGTTTGGTTATAGACCCATCTGATATACATGTAGGTAAGTTGGCTTCCCTTGAAGAAACAGGTCAACCCTATGATATACAGAAGGCAGTCAGCCAAGTAGATGAGGGTCTAGATGGTTTGTTGTCCAAGGCTTCTGGATTTCCAATTGATAAGATATTCTTCATCATAGGAAACGATGTCCTTCACATAGACAACACTAAGAGGACTACAACCAGTGGAACTCCACAGGACACTTCAGGAATGTGGAATCAGGCTTTTACTGCGGCAAAGCACATGTATGTTAGAGCCATAGAGAAGATGATTCCTATAGCTGATGTACACGTAATTTTTAATCCAAGCAATCACGATTATATGAGTGGATGGATGCTGGCACAAACGCTAGAGGCATACTTTAGACTCAGTAAGAACATTACATTTGATGTTGGTCTAGCGCACCGCAAGTACACTTCCTACGGGGTTAATCTTATCGGGTCCAATCATGGTGATGGAGCAAAGCTTGATAACCTCCCATTGATTATGGCACAAGAGGCTCCAGAGCTTTGGGTTAAGTGTCCAATGAGATATATCTACTGCCATCACATACACCATAAGCAGACACACAAGTTCCTATCGGGTAAAGACTTTGTAGGGGTTACAGTGGAGTATCTAAGAACGCCTAGTTCTGCTGACTCCTGGCATCACAGAAATGGTTATATTGGTGCTAAGAAGGCTGTGGAACTTTTCGTCCATAGCAAGAGTCATGGGCAGGTAGCCCGAATAACACATAACCTATGAACAACATGAACCTAAGTAAGATAATTGAAGAGATGAAGCTTACAGTGTACCTCTTCGTTTTAGCCGCAACAATATTTTTAATGTTAATGATTCTAGGTTTCGGAGTCTATGAGCTATACATATCGCTATGAAGATATCTATAGATCCAAAGAAAAAGAAGATCGTAATCCGTTACGGACTGAATGACTCTATGAAGAAGATTCTTCAGAAGGGTCAGACTCTGATTGAAGGTCTTCCTGGTTATCTTGTGAAGATTCTTCCACATGAAAAGAGTAAGAAAGGTAAAGGAAGTCAAGACGAATAAGGTTTGAGTATTTTCTTACCACAATACCATTTACGCAGTCCTCTGCTTTTTCATGTTCGCATACACGCTTCACCATGTTGGCGATAACCCTAGATAGGTCTGCCCTAGAAGGTGTAGTACCACCCCATAGTTCTTTTAGATTCTTATTGGAACGTATTATGGACTTAACAAAATTAAAATCCATTGCTTCTAAGAAAGCTTCTGTTATATTTGTATGCATGAACGCAATATTACAAAAAAAATTCATAGGCATTCCATCTGGAACCGTATTTTCACTAAAGAATCACGACACAGTGGAAGACCTTGAGATATTTCAAACTGAAACAGAGAGAAATAATAAGGGCGAAGAGTTTTGGTTCACCAAGGAGTTTGTTCTTGGTGAGTTTGAAAAAGGATACAAACCTCAGTGCTGGACTGAAGACTTATTCCTAGTATTTTAAAGGTCTCTCAATCCAGTAAGCCGCATTCGGTTCCTCAACAGGAATACCGTCTACAATTCTGTAGACATGCTTGTCAACTCCGATAAAACCATCAAAGGTTTTTTCACCATCGCTAAAAGCGACAGTTTTGTGAGTATCAGGCTTATGAATCATCAACCTCTTCCAAGGGGAATTAGATGTTTCCATTCGGCTAATATACTGATTATTAATCAATTGAGTATTTTTTCCCTAAGCATTTGAATTATTTCTTCATTCTCTGGGTAGATGTTCATACTCTTCTTATCTCCAAACTCCCACTTCTGATGACACTCTAGACATAGGATATTGATGTTATCCTTGTCATGCCTAAACGCTGGGTTAGAACCCTTGCTGAGTATGTGTGAGAACATATAACGCTCCCATTTGTCTCCTAAGTCCTTATGGCAGTTCTCACAGTAATGGAACCTTTCACTCCATATCTCCTTGTAGAAGTTGGTGTCTAGGTCTATCTTAACTTTTACGTTCTTTGAGGGGCCAGGCTTCTTGTAGCTCTTTACAGCACAAGCCTTGCATCTCCCCTTACTGAAGATGTAGTCGGTCTTTCCGCACTCTTTGCAGACTTTCTTTTTTCTTGGTATCATATCAAAAAAACAAGGCTCCCACTAATGCAGAAGCCTTGCCAAACCAAAACAAACATGAATGCTAAAAAACAATCACTACAAATATACAAATTAATACGAATCCTTAGTATCGTAGTTCCTGTACCTAATAGCTTGAGTTCTAGGGTTCATTTTCTCAATGAATCTTTCCCTAGCCACTTTTGGATCTTTATCAAGGCCAACGTAAATATAAGTGCTGTTATCAATTCTAACCTTCTGTAGTTTACTAAGGTCTGGTGAAGTTCTCGCAGCAAGAGCAATAGCCTTGCTGTGTCTTTCTTTAATCTCATCACTTCTTACAGCTCCTTCTTTTTTAAGCTTCTTTTTTTCCTTACTCATTGATTTTAATTTTATAGTTGCAATGTAAGAATCTTTTTATAAATTCGGCATCATGTTAATTAGAAACGCAAATATAACAGAAGGATACGAGATAGAAGCTCTAGTGAAACTTTGTGCAGAAGATTCTGAGGGCATGATGATTACCTCAGAGGAAGCCAATGGAATATCCCAACACATACTAAGAGGTCGCACAATGAGTATGATTGTTGAGGTTGAGCATGTGATGGTTGGTGTAGTAACAGGAACGATGGGTATGACTCAATCAACTGCTCACAATCTAGAGTTAGCGATGTGTATACATCCTGCATTCAGAGGTGGAGGTTTTGGAACTGAGCTGCTGCGTACTTTCGTAAATGAGTATTCTTACATGAATGTATTTGCTGATGTATCCGAGTCTAACTCTGTGATTATCAAGCTGTTACAAGGATTAAACTTCAAGGAGGTCGGTAGGGTTCCTAAAGCAATAAAAGAAAAATCAGGTTACAAAGACAAATTAATACTATTTTACTATGGATGATAAAACACTAAGAGATGAGATTGCAATGACTGTTCCTTTACAGGCTATACCAGGTCCACCTAGCGAGGAGGCTATGGTTGAACTATGTAAGTCTATGGGAATTGAATTTGACCCTAAAGATATAGAGAAGGCTATTGCTGGAAGTATGAAGTATCAGGTAATAATGCGATACCGATACGCTGATATGATGTTAGAAGAAAGAAGCAATGCAACTAGAGGAGCTGGAGAGGAGGCTTAAAGCCTGTAGTCATGTTAGCGTGTCTATTAAGTTAGACAATGCTACCACGATTATGGATGTGCCTGAGTTCATAGACAACCATCTTGGTTTCGCAGAGACCTATGAGCCTATGGACCCAGACAATCCTTATAAGAAAAGATTGGTGAACCTACTTTCGCTCCTTGAGGGAGAATCTTTTGGGGTCTAACTCCCGACACTTATCCATTATAAGGTCACACAGCCTTTTGTTCCTAGCTTTTTCTTGAGCATCTGTTCCTTTACCCATACTTGCCTGTATAGCTGCGTTGATTTCAAGCAGTATGTCTGACACTTTGCGTACAGATACAGACTCCTCAGTAGTATCTAAAGCCCTCCTAAGATACTTAGACATATCTAAGCACTCCTCATAGGCTTCTTGTAGCCAATCAGCGTGTTTGTAGTCCACTCTATCAATAG